CTCGAGCTGGAGAACAGCAAGCTGGCGCAGCTGGCCGAGAGCCCGAAGGAGGAGCCGATGTTCAAGGGCGCCCGCGGCCTCCCGTGCCCCGAGCGCTTCCGTGGGACGAAGACGTACGTGCTGAAGGCGGACCACTACCGCCAGGGCCAGTACCTCTCGGCTGGTGAGCGCATCACCGTCACCGACGAGGCCCCCTCGCGCACCTGGGAGCTCGTCACCAAGTCGACCCCAGCACCCGTCGAAGTCGTCGAGGCTCCTTCGAGCCGTGACGCCGACACCGCCATCTGAGGTGAGCCATGGCGACCGCCACGACCGAGGCCCAAGTCGCCAACCTCGCGCTCGCGGCGGTTGGCCAGCGTCAGTACCTGGACAGGCTCGACGAGGACTCGGCTGAGGCTGAGGCCTGCAACCGGCTCTTCGGGGCCGTCCGCAACGAGCTGCTGGCCAAGTGGCCCTGGCGCTTCGCCCAGAAGCGCGCGGTGCTGGCCCTCACCGCCGAAGTGCGCTCCGGCTGGGGCTACTGCTACGCGGCCCCGGCCGACATGCTGGTGGCCCGGCGCATCTGGGACGGACTCCGGGAGCCCGGCGCTGGCGAGAGGGCGCCCTTCAGCAAGGAGTTGAACGACGACTCCACCGGGCACCTCATCTGTACCGACATGACCGACGCCGAGCTGCTCTACACGGTGGAGCTGAAGACGGTGGCGCTGTGGCCCCCGGGCTTCGTGGTGGCGGTGGCGGCGCAGCTGGCCGTGTACCTCGCCGGGGCCCTCGCCGCGAAGCCGCAGCTCCTCCCGATGCTGCAGCAGCAGGCGCGCATCGCCCTCCAGAATGCCGCCGCGGTCGACGCCAACGAGGCCGAGGTGGACCGCGAGGCCGACTCCGAAATCATTCGCGAAAGGGGCTGAGCCATGGCTCTCCTGCGTCAGACGAGCTTCGCCGCGGGCGAGCTTTCCCCGTACCTCCACGGCCGCACTGACCTCGAGCTCTTCGGGCATGGGGCGCGGAAGCTGTTCAACTTCTTCGTGTCGGCCCAGGGCTCCGCCGTCTCCCGCCCGGGCACCGAGCTGGTGTCCACCGCGAAGACGCCCAACGTGGTGCTGGCCCCCTTCGTCATCCCCAACGTCTTCATCCCCGGCGAGATGTCCTCGTACGTGCTGGAGTTCGGGGCGCTGTACGTGCGCGTCCACAGCGCTGACACCGGCTACCTCGGCATCGAGCTGGTGACGCCCTACCGAGAGGAGGATCTCCCCGGGCTCCAGTGGGCCCAGGCTGGCTACCTCCTCACCATCACCCACGCGGCCCACCGCCCGCGAGAGATTGCGGCGCCGCTCGCTGGCATCCGCACCGACTGGCTCATCCGCTTCGTGTCCTTCGCCCCGCCGTGCGACAGCGAGACGAGCATCCTGCGCACGCCTGTGGCCCCGTGGTGGAAGACGTCTGCAGGGGCGCTGGTGACGCTGCCCTACGCAGTCTCCAACCCGGTGAGCTCCCTCTTCGTGCTGGACGCGACGCACCCGCCCATGGAGTGGCGGTGGATGGTGTCCGCCTCCATCAGACACCGCGTCACCGGGGAAGTCGCGGAGACGTACGCGGTGGCCATCGGGCGCGTCTACAACGGCTCCGATGCGGCAACGGTGGTGGAGATGCCTGGGGACGGCTTCGTGGTGCTGTACGACTCCGCGCCCGTGCTGTTCCGGCATCCGTCCTTCGGGGCGCCGAGCCCGGCCGCCGCAAATTGGGACTTCGTCGGCGTCAACTACTACCGCGGGCGCGGCGGCGTGTACGGATGGGTCGGCTCCACGGAGTGGGCGCAGGACTTCCTCGACACCGGGGCCGCTCCCAACTTCGCGCTCCCTCCTCTCAGGTCCTCGAGCGACCCCTTCATCTCGGGGAACCCGGCCGCGTGTGCCTACTTCCAGGGCCGCAGGATGCTGGCCTCTACGGAGCGGCGCGCCTCCACCGTCTGGGGCTCTGGCGTCGACGACTGGCAGAGCTACGACTTGCCGAATGCGCTCGGTGTCGTACCAGACGCGCCAGTGGAGATGACGCTCTCGAGCCGGAAGTGGGAGTCCATCCGCTCGATGGTGGCGCACCGCCGCCTGGTGGTGACGACCGACGCTTCCATCTGGAGTGTCGGCGGCTCGGATGGTCCGCTCACGCCGACGTCGATGGAGTTCCGCCTCGAGGATGAGGTTGGGGCCTCGCAGATCCAGCCGCTCGTGGTTGACGGGGCGGTCCTCTACGTCCGCTCCAAGGGCCGCGGGGTGCGCGCGCTGTCCCTCACGGATGGCAACAACTACTCGGCGCAGGACATCACCTGGCACGCGGAGCACCTCTTCCGCGCCTACGGCTCGGAGATTGTGAGCTGGTGCTTCCAGCGCGACCCGTGGGCCGTCATCTGGGCCGTGCAGGCCGATGGCTCCCTGCTGTCCTGCACGCGCACCGGGGCCACCACCTGGGCCTGGGCGCGGCAGGAGACGGGGAGCGCCGACGCAGTAAAGAGCGTGGCGTGCGTCCCCGGGACTCGGTCCGATGCCGTGGTGCTGGCCGTGACTCGAGGTGGCGTGACGTACCTCGAGCGGATGACGACGCGAGATCGCGAGTCGGAGATGCCGCTCGACTTCAGCTCTGGGGATGCCGCATTCGCCCTCGACTGCACCGACGCCCACAGCATCCTCCCCGGCGTCTCAACCGTCATCGGTGGCCTCTCCCGCTTCGAGGGTCGCGACGTCTGGGCCGTGGCGCCTGGCAACCCACCCCAAGGCCCCCTGCGCGTCGTCGGCGGCGAGGTGACGCTCGCCCCGAGTGAGGTCATCAACGACGGTGACGCCGGGGTGCTGGTGCGCGTTGGCCTCCCCTTCGTGGCAGACCTCGAACTCCTCGACGCGGCCCCCTCGAAGACGGCCCAGAAGACCGTGGTGAAGGTGGGCTTCGAGGTCGACTCCGCCCAGGGCCTCGAGGTGGGCGAGGACTTCGGGCACCTGGTGCCGTGGCGCCAGCGCTCCGCCGGCGACTCCTACGAGTACCCGTCGGCGGCCAGCGCCCTGGTGGTGGTGGCGGTGAAGGGCTCGTGGCGGAAGACGGGGCGCGCCGTGCTGCGCCAGTCGAAGCCGCTCCCCGTCATCATCCTCGGGGTGACGCGCGAGCTCGACGTGGGCGGCACCTGATGCGCCTCGAACTGGTGCCCACCAAGAAGCTCCACACGGTGCAGCTCGGGTGCCTCATGCGCCCGGCTGACGTCGAGGAGTGCCGTGCGCTGGGCCGCAGTTCCATCGAGGCAACCTTCAACTCGTGGAAGGCCTCCACCTTCTGCTCGACTCTCCTCTTCGACGGCAAGCTGGCCGGCATCGGTGGCGTCGTCGTCGGGAAGAAGGGCTCCACACTAGGGCCGCGCCGAGGCCAGGCGTGGATGCTGACGACGGCTCTGGTGGAGCAGCACCCGATGGCGCTCTTTCGGACGGTGCGCCAGTGGCTCGACGGGGCGGGCGAGCACGTCGACATCCTCTGGAACTACGTGGACGCGCGCAACGCCATGAGCCTCGCGTGGGTGCGTGGGCTCGGCTTCCGGGTCTCGGCCGCCGCGCCGCGCGGCCCCCAGGGCATTCCGTTTCACCTCATCACGCGGGGGCCCTGAGCATGGACATCGGGAAGGTCGTCAAGTCGTACATCGGCATGTTCACGACGCTCGCGCAGACGCGAGAGGAGGCAGAGCGAGACCGCGAGGCCTTCGCCATCAACAAGGCTCGCCTCCTGCGCTCCGTCCGCCAGCAGGAGAGCGCGGCCGTTGGCGCTGGGGTGGAGGGCGGCCGTCAGTCCGGCCTCCTGCGCTCGCGTGGCGCGCAGGTGCTTGGCGAGCAGCGGATGGCCTACGCAATGGGAAACGTGGACGCGACGAGCGGCACGGCTGCCCTGGTGCAGGACACCACGTCCCTCTTCACGGAGCTCGACGTCAGCAACACCCAGAACAACGCCCGCGCCCAGGCTCTCGGCCACCGGATGACGGCGCAGTCCTACCGCGACGAGATGGCCCAGCAGGAGATTGAGCTCCGTGGGCGCGATGCCGAGCGAGGGGCGCGCCTTGCGTCCAGCTTCATCGACACGGCCGGGTCTGTCGCGAGCATGGGAATGGGCTTCGGGAAGAAGCCCAACAAGGGAGATGACCAGTGAAGATCCCCATGTTGTCGGGCCCCTCCGTTGGCGTGGCGCAGCAGCCGACGCAGGCGCCGAAGCTCATCACCCCCAACTTCTCGGGCTCGAAGGCCATCGGGATGATCGGCAGCGCGCTGGCGGAGAGCGCCGGGGATGTCGTCGACGCCGGGGTCAAGCGCATCGAGGCCGAAAATGACGCGCTGCTGAAGGAGACCCAGAAGGAGGCGGCGCAGGCTCGGAAAGAGGCGGAAGCCATCGCCGAGGCCGACTCGCTGCTCGACCTCGACTCGCGCATGCAGTCCGCGTCGGGCGAGTTCTTCAAGACGAAGGGCCTCAGCGCCAGCTCGGGACGCGCTGCCATCCTCGAGCAGTTCCGCAAGGACCGCGACGAGATTTCCAAACGGCTCCCGTCCTCGAAGGCGGAGGCCGCCTTCCGGGTCCGCTCCGCCGAGTTGGTGATGGCCGCCAGCCGGCAGGTGGAGCACCACGTTGGCCGCGAGTACGAGTCGGCGCGCGAGGGCACGATGAAGGCCCTCACCGACGGAGCCATCGCGAAGGCTGAGGCCGGGGCTCTCGATCCGCTCGACTTCCCCATCGCCCAGGAAGCCGCGGTGCGCACCATCCGCGACACCCAGCGCAGCGAGGAGGAGGGCGCCCAGCGCATCGCCGACTTCAAGTCGCGCATGTCGGGCGCCTTCGCGCAGGGACTGGTGGCCCAGGGCCGCACCGCCGAGGCGGCGAAGTACGTCGAGGCCTCGCGCGCCACGCTGGGGAGCCGCTACGTCGAGGCGAAGACCCTCGTCGACCGTGCCAACACCGGGGCGGAGGAGGACCGCCTCACCGGCGAGGCCGCGAAGCTGGTCGACAGTTCGGCTGACGCCGTGCGCAACGCTGACGGCTACGTCACCGAGGACGAGCTGCTCAAGGCCGTGCCCGTCGAGGGCTACGACGCCGACACGAGGAAGCGCGTCGAGGTGCAGCTCCGCCAGCGCATGCAGGCCGAGCACTCCAAGTTCAAGGCGGACAACCAGACGCACCGGGACAACGTCAACCGCTCGGACCTCCCAGGGCAGAAGGCGGACGCGCAGGTGGGCAAGTCCGTCCTCTGGCTGGAGCAGTACGACCCCGACTTCCTGCTGGCCCGGGACGCCCGGAAGCGCGCCGAGTTCCGCAGTTGGAAGGCCTCGAAGAGCGGCGACGCCCGGGAGCGCGCAGCCGAGGCCAAGGCGCAGCGCGAGGTGGACCTCCAGTTCCGGTACCGCCTCGAGCACCGCCTTGTCGACGACCCCAACGCGAAGCCCGACGAGGTGCTGCAGGAGTTCATCGCCGAGCGCGCGAAGGGGGGCGATGACGTCACCGTTACCGCCATGGAGCGCGAGCGCAGCGGCGCCACCGCGGCGAAGGCCTCGAAGCAGGCCACGACGAAGGAGGGCGCCCAGGCCAAGGCCGACGCCGCTCGCATCGAGAAGGCCGTCACCGAGGCCGCCAAGCGGGGGCTCAAGAAGGGCGAGAAGGTAGACCCCTCGAAGCTCAACGACGAGGTGGGGCGAAACCTCGTGATGTACCAGGCGAAGGTGGAGGCCAACGGCGGCAGGCCCCTCGACGAGACGCAATGGAGCGCCTTCGAGGCCTCCATCACCCACGAGCTGACGGTGGAGCGCCCGGGCCGCATCTACGGCACCAACACCGTCAACGTGGGGCGTCCCGGCCAGCAGCCCGTGGAAGGCCCGGCCGCGCCTCCCAAGCCCCAGAAGGCGCCGACCATCACCGTGCGCAGGAAGGCCGACGGGAAGCTCCGCACCCTCCCGGCCGACGCCGCTCAGCAGTTCCTCGCAGACCCCGCATTTGAAGAGGTGAAGTGATGGCCAGTGAACTGGACGACGCCTTCGACGCACTGCCGGAGGCGCCAGTCGCTGCGCCCACCACCTCCCTTGATGCCCAGTTCGACGCGCTGCCCGAGACGCCGGCGGAGCCCGAGCTGGCCGCCGCGCCCGTCTCCGCCTTCAAGGCGAAGGTGGGGCTGAGCGACCCATGGGAAGGGAGCGTGCGGAAGTACGCGCAGATCCGCGCAGAGCAGGAGGACAGCGTCCGCAAGGGCTTCAAGGCCGCCTCGGAGCCCGGCCTCGCCCCCGACGTGGCCGACGCCCGGGTGGCCAGCTACTTCAACATCCCCCTCGAGACGGTGAAGGCGAACCGGCCCGCGTGGCTCGACACCTTCGCGAAGGCCTCGGGCGACCCGGCCAAGTGGATTGCCGAGAACCCCCTCTCCGCCGAGCTGGTGCTGGAACACCCCGAGCGCGCGGACCAGGTGGTGAGCGACAAGGAGTTGAACGGCGCCATGAAGGCCGTCAACGCGGCCCTCGACTGGACCACCGACCTCTGGGACTCCGCACTCAAGGCGGAAGCCGAGATGCCCTGGGGCGGCGCCGCGAAGGCCGTGCGCGACACCGCGGGTCGGGCCCTCGCCGTGGCCAACGGCCTCGTCATCGGCGCCGACAAGGCCCAGGCGGAGGTCGACGCCCTCACCCAGCCACGCACCCCGGAGCAGCAGCAGGCCACCATCGAGGCCCGGGCCCAGCGCGACGCGCCCCGGCAGGTGACGGAGGTCGACAACGCCGAGGCCTTCGCCATGCGCCAGCGGAATGACCCGCTGGAGATCATCGGGCAGCGCGCGAAGGAGAACCGGGCGCAGCTCGAGCTCGGCCGCCTGTGGGGCAACCGCCTCTTCGCCAAGCGCGGGGGCGCCGACACCACCGTCCTCGACGCGCAGATCGCCGACGCGGAGGAGCGGGCGAAGGGCCTCAAGCTGGACGAGACGGGCTGGACGCAGGGCCTCGCCGAGGCATGGGGCACGGCCCAGAGCACCATCGACGTGCTCGGCACCGCCATTGAAGGCATGGGCGAGGGCGCCCTCGTCGGCGGCACCATCGCGGCCGTCCCCGCGGCCTTCGCCACGAAGAGCCCGGCCGCCACCGCGAAGGCCTTCGGTGCGGGCGCGTCCATGGGCGCTCGCGTGGGCGGCACCGTGCGCGCGGCGGAGGGCTCCTTCCGGCTCGAGCTGGGCGACTCGTACAAGTCCCTGCTCCAGGCGAAGACGGACAGCGGCCATCCCCTCACGGAGAACGAGGCCGCCGGTGGCGCCCTCATCGCTGCGTCCCTGAAGACGGGCGTCGAGCTGGCGGAGTTGAGCCTCATCATCAAGGCCGTCGGTCCCGCCGGCGCCTTCTTCGAGAAGGGCGGCATCAACGCGGTGAAGCAGGCGCTGGCCACCAACCCGGGCTTCCGCGCGCTGGCGGTGAAGGCCGCGAAGGCGTGGATCGGCGAGGGCATCGAGGAGCCCGTGCAGGGCGCCATCGACGACGCCGTGAGCTACCTCGACCGCTCGAAGGCGGACGGCTTCACCTGGCAGAAGGGCCCCGTTGTCGACACGGAGGGCCGGAAGCAGGACCTGGTGATGGGCCTGATGGGCGGATCCATCTTCGGCGTTGGCGGCCTCGTCACCTCGACGACGACGCACGCCGTCTTCAGGGCGAAGAATGAGCGGGCGGCCACGCTGGCCCCGGCGCTTGCGGCGCTGGCGGAGAACCCCGCGGCGCAGGAGATGGCGCCCCAGATGGCGGCCCTCATCACCGCGAAGACGGCGGAGCAGGGCGACGAGGTGACGCACCAGTACGTCGACGCCTCGGCCTTCAGGACCTTCTTCCAGACGAAGGAGGAAGCGGACGCGAAGATCACCGAGCTGATGGGTGAGAACGGCCCCCGGGCGCTCGCTGGCGCGGAGTTCACCGGCGGGAAGCTGCAGGTGCCGCTTGCCGACTACCTCGGCAAGTGGGGCAAGGACGGCCTCGCCGTGAAGCTGGCCGAGCACACCGCGAGCCGGAGCGACCGCTCCACCCCGGCCGAGCTCAAGGTGCAGCAGGCGGAGGACGAGGCCTTCGCCAAGAGCATCGCCGACGAGAACCGGCCGGAAGGGGTGAGCCCCACCCTCGACCGCTTCGACGCCCTCGAGCAGCAGCTGGTCGACTCGGGCCGCTCCACCGCAGAGGCGGCGAAGGCTTCCATGGTGCCGCTCCGCCAGGCCTTCACCACGCTGGCGAAGCGCTTCGGGCAGAAGGCGGAGGACCTCTTCCACAACGTGCGCCTCAGCGTGGACGACGGCACGAAGCCCCTCCTGTTGGAGGCCCGGCAGGCGCACGCCTCGCACCGCCTCTCCGCCGAGCTGGCCGACGGGCTCGACGTGACGACGGCCGCAGAGCGGCTCTTCGTCGACGACCACGTCACCGGGCTCTACACCTACCCGGCCTTCGAGCTGATGCAGTCCGAGAAGCCCGCGCCCTCCGTCGCCACCCTCACGCTGACGGACATCAAGCCCGTCAACGACTCGGTGCTGGGCGGCCACGACACGGCCAACGCCCTGCTGGCCCACGTAGCCGCGGCCGTCGCTGCCGTCGACCCCGAGGCCGCACGCAAGGGGACCAACTTCGTCTTCCGCGGTGGCGAGGCGGAGCTGCAGCGCGCCCTCGAAGGCGTGCGCTCGATGCTCCCCGAGGGCATGGCAGCCGAGGGGGCAGTGGGTGCGGACGTCGGCACGGCCATGACTACGATGGACACCCTCGTCAACGGCAAGCGGGCCGACGGGGCGCTTGCGCTCCTCTCGCCCGAGCTGCTGTCCCGGGCGGCCCAGGGGCTCGAGGGGCTCTCAAAGGAGGAAGCCGCGGCCTTCACCGACGCGGGGCTCATCGACGACAATGGGAAGGTGCAGCCCACCGCGGCGGACCGCGTGGCAGGCGAGCAGCTCACCCGCGAGGGCGAGACGGACGCGCAGCGCACCGCCCGGGCTGACACGTTCCTCCCGAAGCGCGGCACGTCCCGCGCCGACCTGACGAAGCTGCCGGACATGGAGCGCAGCTTCGCGTCGACTGCGGCGGCGCGGGTGGCGGGCGAACAGGACGGCACGCGCACCCCGCTGCGGGTGCGCGTCTCCGAGTCGATGAAGGCGAAGGTGGCGGCGATGAAGCCCCATGAGTACTTCCGCCACGCCTACCAGGACGCGACGGCGCCGGGCGTCCTCTCGGCCACCGCGTGGGAGAACATCCCCCGGAAGGCCTTCGTCGCCAGCATCGACATCAAGGGCCTGAAGGCCATCAACGATCTCGGCAAGGAGGTCGGCGACAAGGTGCTGGGCCTCTTCGCGCAGACGGCCCGGGACTTCGACGGGAGCGACTTCGACTTCGCCCACCTGAGCGGCGACGAGTACGCCGCGCAGCACGACAGCCAAGAGAAACTGCAGGCTTGGCTCGACCGCATCGAGCACGAGTTGACGAAGGTGGGAGTACCGCACACAGTTACGTTCGCTGACGGCGAGAAGATCACCGAGCGAATCGCGCCCAGGTTCCGCAGCGGGATTGGAGAGAAGACCTATGGAAACGCCGACCGAGTCCTCAACGCAGCAAAGCTCGAAGAGAAACGAAGAAGCGAAGGCGGCGTACAGGGCGCTGCCCCGGGTGAACGGAGCGATCTCGCTGGAGGACGCAGTGGCGTTCGCGCGCAGGTACCCGGAGGTGAAGTTCAGCGCCCCCTCCACCAGCGCCGCGGAGCAGCCGCCCAGGCGTACGTCCCACAGCTTCGGTCCTCCTCCGAAAATGTCGGAGGCCGAGGCGGACGCGGTGATGTCAGCGTTTCTGAACGGGGAGCCGCTCCCGCAGAAGTAGTCCCCACCGTAGAGGCAGACCCGGCCGCCGACTTCGACACGGCCGCCCTCGATGCCGAGCTCGCGCTCGACGCCGCCGACGAGGCGCTCGTCTCGTCCGTGCTGGCGGAGCGTGGCGCCCGAGGCCCCCTGAGAGAGCAGGAAGCAGAGGCCCTGCGTCAGGGTTTCAACCTTCCTGGAGGCATCGCCGCAGCGCGCGAGGCCATGACGCGGTTCCGTGCGGTGGCCGCGAAGGCGCCGGCCGGACGCGCCGACACCAAGGCCGCCAAGGCCAAGCGGCAGGCCGACGCAGAGCAGCGCCTCACGGAGCGCCGCGCGGCCCTCGAGACCTTCATCGGATGGGTGGAGAATACCGGCCCCAAGCTCACCTCCTCGACGTTCGCCAACGGTGGCGGCACGGTCGTGTCCGAGGCGCTGCACCGTGAGACCGTGCTGACGGCCCGCACCTTCGGCCTCGTTGATCCGCAGAGCGGCATCGACTCGCTGTATGCCGACTCGCTGAGGGGGACGGTAGGGAAGGAGTTCTTCCGCAAGAAGAAGAAGGGCTCGCGCGATGCGGCCAGCCAAGAGCGCGAGCGCGAGCAACGCAGGGCCTTCGAGACGAACGTGCTGGGCCGCGTCCCGTCCCTCCGCCAGGGCAACAACGGCTTCATCGACATCGCCTTCGAGGGCACCGACAAGGTGTACCGAATCGGCCTGTTGCCGACGTCGAACCCCAGCACCTTCCTCCACGAGTCGTCCCACGTCTTCCTCGACCTCTTCGGCGAGCTGGCCGCCCGTGCCGACGCCCCCGCGTCCGTGCGTGCCGACTGGGCCACCACGCTGGCGTGGCTTGGGGTGACGGAGGCGGAGTGGGCCGGGATGACGGCCGAGCAGCAGACGCCGCACCACGAGAAGTGGGCGGACACCTTCGAGGCCTACCTCTCCGAGGGCAAGGAGCCGAGCCACCGCCTCGCCGGGGCCTTCCAGCGCTTCCGCCTCTGGATGGGCGCCGTCTACCGCCGACTCAACCAGCTCGGCCCCGTGGCCCCGGAAATTCGCGGGGTGTTCGACCGCCTGCTGGCCACCGACGAGGAAATCGCCAACGCGAAGAAGGCGATGGGGCTCGAAGCCCTCCCGCGCGACCTCCTCGGGATGAGCGTCGAGGACTACCAGACGCACCTCGACGAACTGGCCCAGGCCACCTCGGGCGCCGTCGCTCGCATCGACGCGCAGGTGACGAAGGACAAGCTCCGCGCCACCGAGGCATGGTGGCGTGAGGCGCACGCTGAGGCGAAGCGCGTGGCCGGGGAGGAGTTCGAGGCGATCCCGGCGCGGCAGGCGCAGCAGCTTCTGCAGGGCAAGCAGTCGGGCGACTTCATGGGCATCGTGCTCCCCCTCCACCGCGCCACCGTCGAGGCATGGGTGGGTGCGAAGGCCGCGGCCCGCTTCCACCTCGCGAAGGACGGCGTGCATCCCGACGAGGTGGCGGAGGCCTACGGCTACGCCCTCGGCTACGGCACCGGCCGGGACCTGGTCGAGGCCGTGGCGCAGCTCCCCGAGAAGGAGGACTACGTCGACGGCCGCGCCGACGAGATGATGGTGGAGCAGCACCCCGGCGCACTAGATGAGCGCCAGAAGCTGCGCGAGGCTGCCCAACAGGCGATGCACGGGAAGCCGACGAAGGCCTGGGCGCTGAAGGAGCTGGCGGCCCTCACGGCCAAGGGCTCGAAGACGAATCCCCGCATGCCCACCGCGGCGCACCTCCAGCGCGCGGCGCAGCTCATCGCGGCTGGCCAGCCCGCAGGGCAGCTCGGCATCCACGCCGCCCTCGTGGCGGAGCGGGCCGCGGCGACGTCTGCGGTGAAGGCAGCGATGCGCGGCGACTTCGAGCAGGCCATCGTCTTCAAGCAGAAGCAGCTGCTGAACATGTACCTCTACGACGTCCTGCGGGACGCGAAGGAGGAGGTCGACGCTGTCGAGACGCTCGCCGCGAAGCTGGGCAAGCTGAAGTCCCGCCAGCGCCTCGGCAAGGGCAGCCCCGTCTACCGTGACGCGGTCGACCTGCTGCTCTCCACCTTCGGCTTCACCGAGGCCGCAGGCACCATCAAGGGCTCCCTCGATGCCCTGCTGGGTCAGGTGGAGCAGTTGATGGCGGAGAACGCCGACACCGTGGCCTTCGACAAGGAGCGCATCCTTGACCGCGCAGAGCAGCTGCAGCCGCGCACCACCGCGAAGGGGCGCCCCATCGCCGGCTGGAAGGACCTGGCGCTGGAGGACTTGCGCCACGTCGCCCGGGCGCTGGAGAACATCGACGCCGCGGCACGCAACCGCACCACCATCCTCGTGGAGCAGAAGCGCGTCGACAAGGAAGCCACCATCGCCTCGCTCCTCACCGAGGGCGAGCAGTTGGTGAAGCGCGCTGATGAGCCCACGCAGGAAGCGGAGAACCAGCTCGAGGCGTGGAGCCGCCGGTGGAACCAGTTCGACGGCGGGCTCCTGAAGGTGGAGCGCATGGCCGAGTGGCTCTCTGGCGCCGCCGACACCGCGGGCTTCGTGCGCAGCACCTGGTTCAAGGCCATCGTCCAGCCGATGCAGTCGGCGAAGGCCCGGGCGGCGGACCTCGCCAAGGCCCACCTCACGCCCCTGGTGGAGGCCTTCGAGGCCGTGCCCCCGGAGACGCGCGCCCGCTGGCAGGAACTCATCGACGGACGGAAGCTCTTCCCCAACCACATCGAAGAGAAGCTGCCCCGGCGTCGCTGGGAAGTCCTGATGATGCTGCTCCACTCGGGCAACCTCTCGAACCTCGAGCGCCTCACCGAGGGCCGCGGCATCACCGAGCAGGAGGTGCGCGACGCGGCCGTGGCCGTCGGCGTGACGAAGCAGGAATACGCCTGGCTGCAGGGCATCTGGGACACCGCCGAGGGGCTGAAGCCGTTGGCGTTCGATCTCGAGGAGGCAGACTCGGGCGTGCGCCCCGACGCCATCCCGGCGCGCCCCTTCGCCACGCCTCACGGGATGATGCCCGGCGGGTACTTCCCGGCCGTCTACGACCGCATCACGCAGGTGGGCAAGGAACAGGAAGCCACCCTCGCGGGCTTCCAGGACAAGAGCTTCACCCGCCCCGGGACGTCGCATAGCTTCCTCAAGAAGCGCAGCGAAGGCTTCACCGACGTCATCAGCCTGAGCCCCGGGTCTATCTATCGGCACTTCAACCAGGTCATCCACGATCTCTCCTACCGGCAGGCGGTGAAGAGCGTGGGCACGCTGCTCCTTGACAAGCAGGTGCAGCAGCTCCTGCGCCAACGCATCGGCTCAGGCCGCGCTGAGCAGTTCCTCGTCTGGGTCGGCGACATCGCCCGGGCCCGCGGGGCCTCCGCCAACGACGGGCTCGGCGTGCTGGCGAACCTCGCCCAGACGGTGCGCGGCAACACCGTCGTCGCCGTCCTCGGCTACAAAATCCCCAACGCCCTCGAGGATGCCACGTCCAACCTTCTGTCCTCGATGGCCGCCTCGGATCTCCACCCGAAGCACCTCGCCTCCGCCATCTCCGACTGGGCCCTGAGCCCGAAGGTGCTGCGCGCGGAGGCCCTTGCGAAGTCGGGCGAGCTCCGCGCCAGACAGAACCAGACGCAGCGCGAGTTCGCCCTGCAGATCCGCAAGCTCACCGAGAACGGCGCCGGCCGCTTCCTCACCACCGGCCCCCTCGGCTGGTACAAGGACCACGCCTTCGCGCTCAACGAGGCCGTGGAGGTCGCCACCAGCACCCCCATCTGGATTGGCGCCCACCGGCAGGCGATTCAGGCCGGCATGAGCGATGCGGAGGCCGTCACCTTCGCCGACGCCACCATCCGGCAGGTACTCCCCAGCCACAACCTGGTCGACCTCTCCACCATCATGCGGAACAAGGGCGTCATCGGGCAGCTCCTGATGTTCCACGGCGCCTTCAACCATTTCTACAACCAGTTCCGCACCCTCGGGCACCGCTTCGTGGCCGCCGAGGACACCGCCACCAGGGCGAAGATGGCGGGGCGCGCGGCTGGCCTCAGCATCGGGCTCTTCGTCGTGGGCGCACTGGCGCGCGGGCAGGGCCCCGAGAAGGGCGAGCCCGTCGAGGAGTGGCTCTTCCGCAAGCTGGCGCTCGAGGGCTTCATGCAGCTGGTGCCCGGGCTCAACGAGGCGGGCAACGTGCTCGCGTCCGTGCTGCGCGGGAAGCCCACCACCCCGCGCAACAACTCCCTCACGGGCGTCGCCGGGGCCATCGTCGATGCGGCCAGCACCATGGCCGACGGGGACAAGGACACGTCCAAGCGCGTGCTGAAGGGACTCTCGATGCTCGGCCCCACCACCGGCCTTCCCATCTCGGGGCCCCTGCAGATCGCCTCACCCCTCATCAACTGGGTGACGGGCGAGAGCGACGCGCGCAACCCCGGGGACGTGGCCTCTGACGCCGTCTACGGGCGCAAGAAGGGCGCCCCGGCCAACGGCATTCAGGGCTTCACTGACCTGGTCGCAGGCCCGCGGTAGCCGAAGGCTTCCCAGCATCGACCGAGCGTGCGGGAATGCTCGACATGCGCTTCTGGTCAAAGGTGAACAAGGAAGGTCCGACACAGGTAGGGATGGAGTCGGCTTGTTGGACCTGGCTTTCTGCCATTCAGTCAGGAGCCGACGGCGGCTACGGTCGTTTCTTCCTGAACGGGAAGGCGCGCCATGCGCATCGGCTTTCGTACGCCGAGGCTCACGGCGAGCCCGGCCATCGATGCGTGCTCCATCGCTGCGACAACCGGAGATGCGTGAACCCGGCCCACCTGTTCCTTGGGTCACGCGCCGACAACCACGCAGACATGCTCAGGAAGGGGCGGCGCCGCGTTGCCTATGGGGGTACTCACGGCCGCGCGAAGCTCACCGAGACCAAGGTTCAGGTGATGCGCTTCCTCGGCGCGACCACCACGCTGAGCGGCAGCGCGATCGCGCAACTCTTCGCGGTCACCAAGTCGACGGCCAGCAACATTCTCCGCGGGGTCGGTTGGACGCATGTGGCGCCCCTGCAGCTTGGAGGTGTGTCTTGACGGTCCCTGTCTCGACCTCGCGGAGCAGCTACGTCGGCAACGGCGTCACCACGGCCTTCAGCACGGGCTTCTACTTCCTCGCCGCTTCTGAGGTGGTGGTGCGGCTCACGCCCTCCGGTGGCGTCGAAGTCGTCCAGGTGCTGGGCGTCCACTACACGGTGACGATGCCGGCCAGCGTCGGGGCCAACGGCAGCATCACCATGCTGACGGCGCCGCCGGCGAGCTCGGCCCTCATCGTCGAGAGGACCGTGCCCTACGTCCAGGACACGAGCTTCCGCACGCAGGGCAGCTTCTCGCCCGCGGTGCACGAGGACGCGATGGACGAGCTGGAGTTCCAGCTCCAGCAGCTCGCCCGCCGCACCTCGGACCTCGAGTCGGCCGGGGCGCCTGGCTCTGTGGTGGCGGGCAACGGCCTTGCCTTCGTGGGCGACACGCTCCACGTCGGGGCCGGGGCGGGCATCCAGAGCAACGCGGACACCGTCGAGGTGGTGTGGGGCGCGGATGCGGCCGTTACGACGCTCAACACCGGCGGGTCCGTCCACAACGGGGGCATCGCCCAGGCCGCTCGGGTTGACCACCGCCACGGCATCGCCACGGACATCGCGCTACCCATCAGCGCGGGCGGCGCGAGTGGCGCCGGCGCGAGCGCGTACCTGTCAAGGTCGGACCACATGCACGGCGTCCCCAGTGGCGTGCCGTCTGCCGTCACCGCGGCTGTGAATGCCGAGGGAGCGTCGACGGCCTTCGCTCGGCTCGACCATCACCACCAGGTGAGCACCGGGGTGGCCGTGCCGCTCACCGACGCCACCAATGCCGCGGGCGCCGCAGACACCCTGGCGCGCAGCGACCACCAACACGCTCACGGGGACCGCTCCGGCGGGACGCTGCACGCCGCAGCGACGACGACCGTCAACGGCTTCATGTCGGCGACCGACAAGGCGAAGCTGGACGGGCTCCTGAGCGAGTTGGTGAGCGAGGGCGTCCTGAAGACGACCAACGCGACGCCGCAGACGGTGCTCGAGTGGACACCCGACGTGGCGACCGCAGAGAACGTCGACTTGCGCGTGGTGGGCGTGAAGACGGGCGGGGTGGACGCCGGCGGCTTCCACATTCGGCTGACGGTGCGCCGCTTCGACGGGGTGACGAGCATCATCGGGCAGGCGCGCATCACCGCGGACCAGAAGACGACCGTGGGCTGGGACGTCACCGTGTCCGCGGCCTCGCCCAAAATCCTCGTCGCCGTGACGGGCGCAGCGGCCACCACCACCAACTGGAAGGCCCAGGCGCGGCGCACCGTCATCGTCGAGTACTGAGGCCGGAACCTTCCCAGCATCGGCCGAGTCTTCGGCCATGCGCGCCTCCCTGCTGCTGCTGGCTCTCCTCGCTGCCGTGGCCTCTGCCGGCAGCATCAACCTCAACACGGCCACCCGCTTCGAGTTCACCGACTGCGCCGCGGGCGGGAGCGTGGCCCAGACGGTCACCGCGGGACAGTACCTCCTCCGCGTCACCGATGCCGACGTGTTCCTCTGCATCGCCGAGTCGGCCTCGACGTGTGTCACGGGCGGGGAGAAGTTCCCCTCGGGCACGGTGCTGCTCCTCAGCGTGGGCGGCGTCTCGAAGTCCATGAGCTGCCGCAGCTCGGCGTCGACCGGCGACCTCATCCTCACCGGGGCGCGCTGAGAGATGCTCCTCGCGCTCATCCTCGCCCAGGCGCTTCAGCCGGCGTCGCCCGAGGGGCCGATTTTCAGCAACCCGGCGACGCTGAGCCGCTACGCCTTCTTCGAGGCGTTCCCCGCGTCCGGCGCGGGTACCTTCGGCGCGTGCAGCACGACCCCGCCGACCGGCGCGAAGGGCGAGGTCATCACCGTGTCCCGCTCAACCGAAGCGTGGTGCACCAAGGACGACTACTCGCTGGCGTTTCTTGCTGCGAATCAGGCCCGTGTGATGTCGGGCACGGGTGGCACCACTCCTCTGATGATCTTTGCGGAGCCTGCTGCAACCAACTCGTTCCTGAACAACCGCGACCTCTCGCAGGCATCGACGACGAAGACGAGCATGACGTGCGCCAAGACGGCTACCGGGGTCGATGGCGTGGCGAACTCAGCGACGCGATGCACGGCCACGGGCGCGAACGGCACCGCGCTTCAGGCACTCGTCATCGCGGCGGCCACGCGCAACACCTCACTGTACATCCGTCGCGCAGTCGGGACGCTTGAGGTCGACGTGACGCGCGACAATGGGGCTACGTGGAGCAATATCACCGCGTCGCTCACTGGCACCATGAAGCGCGTGGTCTCGGCCGAGGCGATCGGCTGCGCATACGGAAACTGCATCATCGTCCCGGCAATGACGGGTGGCGGCGCAAACCCGACCATCGGCATCCGCATCGTCAACTCTGGCGACGCCGTCGACATCGACCTCGTGCAGGACGAGCCCGGCTCCTACCCGTCGAGCCCCATCACCGTGGCCGGTACGCCATTCACGCGCGTGGCTGAATCCATCTCCGTGCCGTCTGCGCAGTCCATCGGGTGTCTCTCGTACTCGGTGATGATGACCGGCTTCACCGGCACCTACGCAACGGGCGCCGACTCGCGGATCGACGGCACGCACTTTTACTCGTCGTACATCGACGCCAACGCCGCAGACCTCGGCGGCGCAGCCAGTTGCTACGCGTATTCTGGAGCCGGTACTGCCGCACAGACGACCGTCTTTGTTCCGCCGCTTGGGCCGACTCCCATCCGTTGCTCGTTGAGTCCAGGCGTGTCCATGCAGACGTCGATGCTGGGGACGCCAAACACTATCGCCACCGCTGCGTCCTCGCAGGCCTTCTCCACCATCACGCTCGGTGGCGGCATCAGCGTGCTTGGCGGACTCATTGGGGCCATCAAGGCAGATCCAGACAGGTCGAAGTGTACGGGCGGAATCACGCACCCCACCGCGATTGCGTGGGTGGGGGACAGCCTCACTCTTGGCGATGCGGCCGCTCCGTCGCGCCCGCCTGCAGTGCTGCGCGGCCTGAAGCCCAGTCGCACCATCTACAACCTCGGCATCAACTCGCAGTCTGTCGCGGGCTGTGCCGTGGGCGCGCGTGGCGCGATTGCCGCCAGAGCAAAGACGCTCGTCATGTTGTGCGGCGTCAACGACATCGCCGCATCGACGCCTGCCGCGACCGTTTGGGCCGCACTGCAGGTGCCCCTCAATGAGGCCAAGGCGGCAGGCATGACGGTGATTCCGGTGTTGCTGACTCCGTGGGCGGCGGCCGTCACTTGGAGCGCGCCGAAGCAAACCGAGACGACTGCACTGAACGTGCTGATTCAGGCGTGGTGCACAGCCAACGGCGCGACGTGCGTCAACACCGACTCGCTCGGGACCGGCTCGCCGCTGTCGCTCACCGCAGGCAACAACTCAGGCGATGGACTGCACCTCTCTCCAGCGGGTGGTGCTGCCCTCGCTGCTCTCGTCGCGGCGGCCAACCCATGAAGAAGCGCATCCTCGCAGGCGTCCTCGTCGCGGCCGGTGCTCTCGGCCTCGCTCTCGTCCCCGATTCTCCCCGTGAAGGCTGCGACGCTCGCTGCTGCCGTCGCCCGGCTGGCGCGCCCGTCGAGTCCTGCCTGCGCCGCGACCCGCACACGGGCATCGCCACCGACTTCGGGGACCTCAACACCATGCCGGGCACCCACGCTGTCGGCTCGGGGTGCGAGGCTACGGAGTGCGTGCTGGGTGTCGGCGTCGAGTGGCTGGACGGGGGTGCGTTGTGAGCGGCGCTGAGTGCGTCCCGGTCGAGTGCTCGGTGGTGGCCGGGGACGTGCCCTTCGAGTGGTTGTGAGGACGCCATGACCAAGCATCGACGCTGCTCAAACGACCGCGAAGTTTTCGAGGCCAAGACGGAGCCCGAGCCAAACACCGGTTGCTGGCTCTGGACCGGCAAGATGTTCCGCAACGGCTACGGCTGCGTCTCGTCTGGCCCCAAGGGCAACGAGCGCTACCTCCTGGCGCACCGAGTGAGCCGCGAGTTGTTCCACGGAGACCGCCCCGATGTCGTCATGCACTCGTGCGACAACAGGGCCTGCGTCAACCCGGCGCACCTCCGCGCAGGCACGCAGATGGACAACGTCAAAGACTGCATGGCCAAGGGCAGGAAGACTGCGCCGCCCAGGCTTGATGGGTCGTTGCGCCACAACGCCAAGCTGACCGAGTCCGACATCTCCGAGATTGCCCGGATGCGTCGCGAAGGCATGTCGCAGCGGCTCGTGGGCGAGGCGTTCGGCGTGAAGCAGGCGCTCATCTCGAAGATTGAGCGCGGTCTCGCATGGAAGCACGTCCCCCAGGACTGGCTGTGAGCGGCGCCGATTCGCTGTCGGCGTGGATCATCGCCGCCGTGGCGGCCGCCATCCTCGGCGTGCTCGCGTACCTGGTGCGTGCCGCGTTCGAAGGCGTCCAGCGCGGCCTGACGGAGCTGGGCGGCAAGCTCGACAGCATGGCGAAGGCGATGGCCGCGACCGACGTTCACGCGGCCGGATTCGAGAGCGAGGTGAGGGGCGAGCTCCGGGCGCTCCGCGAGCGGCTCGACCGGCTCGAGCGGGACATGAGCGAGGGTATGGTCCGATGAGCGCCCCCATGCCCGCGTGGCTCGACCACGACTGGACCATCGCCGTCGAGGCCCCGCTCCGCTCCGCCCCGTCGACGCGCAGCCGCGAGCTGCTGGAGCAGGTGGTGGCCCAGTTCGCCGTCGAGGCCTGCCCGCGCTACCAGCGCCGCGACATCACCGGCGACGGCAAGGCCGAGACCTTCTGCAACGCGTACGTCCGCGACGTCCTGCAGGCCCTCACCGCGCCCGTGCCGTGGGGGCTGCTGGCCAACCAGCTCGTGACGTGGCTCGAGTCGCCGGAGGGCAGGGGGCGCGGCTGGGCCACGGTCTCCGCCCACGCCGCGCACGGGCTGGCCAACGAGGGCTTCCCGTGCGTCGCGGGCTGGCGCAACGAGAGCGGTACCGGGCACGTCGCCGTGGTGATGCCGAGCCACGACGCGCCGGGGCTCTTCATCGCCCAGGCCGGTCGCGTCAACTTCAGCCTGGGCCCGCTCGCGCGTGGGTTCGGGTCCGCTGTTCCGCTGTTCTTCGCTCACCCCTGAAAGGCACCGCCATGAGTCCCACTCCCACCGTCGGCCGCATCGTCCACTACCAGGCGCACGGGTCGCCCGACGGCACCCACAAGCCGGCCGCCCGCGCGGCCGTCGTCACCGAAGTCTTCAGCCCCACGTGCGCCAGCCTCTGCGTGCTCAACCCCGGAGGCCTCTTCTTCAACACGTCGGTCCAGCTGGACGAGTCCGAGACGCCGCGCGGCGGGACCTGGCGCTGGCCGCCCCGCTCCTGACTTCCACCTCCTCACCCTGAAAGGCACCACATGCGTCTCCGCTTCCTCTCCTTCGTGCTCCTCCTGACTCTCTTCGCTCTCCCCGCCCTGGCGCAGGTGGCGCCCACGGCTGCCCCTCCCACCGCCGGGGAGGCCTTCTTTGCCCAGGCTGGGCCCGTGCTGGTCGACCTGGTGATGGCGGGCGCCCTCGGCCTGATGACGCTCCTGGCGGGCTTCCTGCGCGCCCGGAGCGCCGAGAGCCGGGCGGCCAAGGTGGGCTCCGTCATCACCGAGGCGGCCCGTGCTGCCGTGCTCGAGCTCGACGCCACCCTGAAGCCCAAGCTGAAGGAGTACCTGGCGGACGGCAAGCTGAGCGACGCGGAGAAGGCGGAGCTGAAGCAGGCGGCCGTCGACCTGCTCAAGACGAAGCTGCCCATCGGGCTCCTCGACACCGCGGGCAAGGTCTTCGGGGCCTTCACGGAGACGCTCATCGCCGGGAAGATTGAGCAGGCCGTCGCGGAGAAGAACGCCCTCGAGGGGCCGGCAGTGTCCCCTCCGCCGGCCTGACGGACGACGTCCCCCGCGCCGAGCTCGACACTGAGCCGGTGCGGGAGGCCATCCGGTCAGGCCTCGAGCGCGCTGGGCAGTTGCCCGTGGGCGCCGGCTACGCGGAGGTGACAGTCGGGGCGCGCGGGCAGAGCGAAGCGCTGGTGGGGTTTGCTCGCGGGGAGCTCGGCTGGCGCCCTCGCGCTGGCGTGGCCGTCTTCGGCTACGGGGAGGGCACCATCTCCGGCGCCGGCCCTGCGTGGGCTGCAGGACTCGGCGCGCGGGTCAGGTGGTAGCGGACCAACTCACGGCGACCGCTCGGCCTTCGCAATGGCGGCGGTTGCCTCGTCGAGCGAGGCGAGGGTGTGGCCCGTGGCCTCTTTGATGATGCGCTTGAGCGCCGCCAGCAGGTCAGGCGCGGCGGCGATGAGATCGCCATCGCGCTCGTAGACGACCGACGCGACGTCTTCGTCGGTGGCGCCGCCGTCCTTCTCCACGAAGACAACGCCAGCGACCCGGTCAAACACCCAAGGTTCCTGCGTGTGCCTGCTCACGACTTCACCTCCTTCGTGTGCAGCACCTGGTTCAGCGCGGCGCAGCACCCGTCAGCGAGCGCCCGCGTGGCGAAGGTCTGAACGTGGGCACGCTTGGGCGTGCCGAAGAAGTACGTCTCTCCATTGTGGCCGCTCTTGCTGCCCGGGTAGACGAGCGCCTCGACGCGCCACCGGAAGCCGTTGGGCGTCGCTACCGGCTTCACCGCGTACGTGTCGACGGCGCTCACGCCGCCGCCTTCCCCTCAAGCTGCGCCTTCACCATCGCCTCGACGTCGAGCCCGCTCGACTCGGCCAGCTCGATGAAGTCCTCGCCGAAGCCCTGGTAGGTGGAGAACTGGTCGTCCGCGTCCTCGTGCCACACGCACGCCAGCAGCTCGTCCATGGTGGCGCCCTTCTCGAACCAGTCGGTGCCCAGCTTCTTGCCGAACACCATGCTGAAGCGCTCCAGTGTGCGCTCGCCGAAGCCCATGCGCGTGGCGATGAAGCGCGCGGCGGGCAGGGTGAACTTCTTGGAGAGCCCCTTCGTCACCTTCGCCAGCACCTCGGCCTTCACCGCGTCGCGTGCGTCGCGGAGCTGGCGCTCGGCGTCCTGCCTCGCGGGCGTCATCTTCTCGGCCCGGTCGACCTCGGCCTCCTCCTTCGCCACGGCCCAGCGCGCCTTCAAGTGCTTCGCCACCGCGGCCAGCGCGGCGTCGCCCACGTAGAGCTCGTAGACGGCGCCGTCACCGCCCTGGGCGAGGTGGAGCTGGGGGCGTTGCTCCGTCGGCACCTCCTCGATGAGCTGCTTCCAGGTGCGCTTCCCCTTGTCCTCCTGCACGACGACGTCGGCCTTCACGTAGCGGCTGGAGTAGGGGAGATCGCCGCGGGGCAGCAGCTTCTTCCCCTCGGCCAGCCCCAGCACCTTCGCGCCACCGGCCGCCGCCTTCTCGGCCTTCTTCGTCCACGCCGCGCGCGCCTTGTTCTCGAAGCAGGCGACGTTGGCGCAGCTGGGCTTCGCCTTCGGGTTGTCGAAGAGACCCAGCATCCGCGCCGTGGCGCTGTTGTGGGGGCACACGCTGCAGGCCCCGGCCTCGGACACCAGCAGCTCATCGGTGAGCTTCCAGCTCGCGCCCGCCAGCGGGCGGCTCATGCGCTCCCGGATGAAGTCGACCTCCGCCTCGGCCGTGGTGTTGCGGCGCTCCCACTCCGGGCGACCGGCGAGCGCCTTGAGCGCCTCCGCCTGGGCCTTCTGCGAGGGCAGGGCGGCCAACGCCTGGGCCACGGTGAGGGACGTCTCGCCCTTCGTCAGCGCCTTGCGCACCTCGGCTGCGAGGCCGCACAGGGCCACGCGCTTCGTCACCCAGCTGGCCGACTGCCCCAGCTTCAGCGCCACCTGCGCCACCGAGTAGCCCGACAGCTCCATCAGGTAGCGGCACGCCTCGCCCTCGTCGAGGGGCGTGAGGTCGGAGCGGTTGATCTGCTCAGTGAGGTTGAGCTCGAGGGCCTGCACCGCCGTCAGCTCGTAGACGTCGCAGGGTAGCTGCGTCAGCCCGGCCTGCTTCGCCGCGGCCAGGCGCCGATTCCCGGCCCACACCTCGTAGACGGACTTGCCCGCCTCGTCGATCTCCCGCACCGAGAGGGCGCCGATGAAGCCGTTGGTCTCGATGCTGCGCACCAGCTGCTCGACGTCGCCCAGCTCCGAGCGGGGGTTGTTCGCCATCGGGCGGATCGAGCTGATGTCCACGTACATGCGCGTGCTGTCCACCGTGCGGCGGTCGAAGTGCTCGAGCGCCTCGGCCTGCTTCTCGGAGACGGCCGTCGCGCCGGTCGCGTCGGCCAGCTCCTTCAGGAAACCCGGCTTGCCGCCCTTCGCCACAACCGCTTCATCAACCGTCACCTGCTTCTGCTTCTTCGCCATGGGGTGCTCCTGGTGTTGCGAGTGAGTGGGCCAGTGCGGAGTCGAACCGCAGCGGCTGCTCTCCTGAAGAGCGACCGGCCCGAGAGCTGCGACCCGGCGGCGGGGGATGGGAAACCGCCGGGCGCAGCGAGGCGCGACGTGCGCGCCTCAACGACTCAGATGGGCATGTCCTCGTCGGTGTGCGGCGGGGGCTCCGGAGGGCGCGGCGCCGGGCGGTGGGCCGTGGGGGCGGCGGGGCGGGGCGCGGGCACCTTCGGGGCCGGAGCGCCAGCGCCGAGGCCCGCGATGGCGCCGCGCATGCGAGCGGCGAAGGCGCGCTTCTCGGTGTCGGCCATGACGTTCTTCATCAGGCCGGCCGTGCCGTCGTTGACCCACTTCACCTTCGCGGTGGTGACGCCGTTGTACTCCTCGTGTGCCACCACAAGGTTGACCTCGTTGGCGTCGATGCCGGTGAGGTCGGAGAGGTCGAGCCCCTGCCAGCCGCAGGCGCGGAGGGCCTTCGTGGTGATCTCCAGCGCCTTCTCGCCGAAGGTCCCGTAGTACGGGAGGTGTTGCCCCTCGAAGCCGGGGGTGAGGATGGTGAAGCCGATGGCCACCTGCTCCTTGCCAGTGCTGGTGAAGCCCAGCTGCGCGGAGACGCCGCGTGCGCGGTACGTGCCTTCGGGGATGAGGTCGGTCGACATGGTTAGGCCTTCCTTTCGTTCTGCGTGAGGAGCTGCGAGTTGAGCCAGCTGTTGAGGATGTGGAGCTTTGCGGTGTCGGCACCGGCGCGACCGATGCCGGCCTCGACCTTCTCGGCCATGCCCAGCTCGAGGGCCTTGCGGCGGATCTCCTCGAGCAGCGCGGGGTCAGCAACGGGGCCAGCCATGGCGGCCTCGATGTCGGGCCACGAGAGGGGCAGCATCTCGGGGAAGCCGAAGCGATTCTTGGCGTCGTAGCCGGCGGTGCGCTCGGTGTAGAGCCAGCGCGCGCCTGTCGAGACGCCCTTCACCTTCTTCGTCCTGGCGTCGGTCTTCGCGAAGGTTTCGTGGTTCGCGAAGAGGACCGCGTCGCACCACTCCTTGAGCAGTCCGCCCGCCTTGAGGTGCAACTTCAGCTCGTAGCGGTCGAAGTCATCGCCGAGCGGGTTCTTGAAGGTCTTCGCGTGGCAGTGCCCGAGGAAGAGCACGTTCATCTTTCGCGCCTCGCGCAGGCGCTCGAGCGAGGCGAGCAGCACGCGCCACTCGTCGAGGGCGGCCGTGTACCCCTTGCCGAAGCCGTACTCCTCGATGTCCTTCATCTTGTCGCGCGCGCAGATGAAGGCCCACAGCATCGGCTCGGCCCAGTCGACCGTGTCGACAACCAGGGTCTTGTACTGGTGGGGCTCGCGGGTGAGCAGCTCGACGGCGGCCTTCACGTCGGCCCAGCCCTCCGGGGCGGGCAAGCGCTCGATGTCGAGGTGCGCGGTTCCATCTTCGGCGCCGAGGAAGATGGGGGCCGGGGTCGCGGCGGCGAGGGTGCTCTTGCCGATGCCCTCCACGCCGTAGAGCAGGATGCGCCAGGCGGCCTGCTGCTTGCCCTTGATGATGCCCGCGAGGGTCATGCGCGAGGGCTGCGGGGTGGGCTTCGGGGCGGCGGTGGGGGTTCCAGACTTCAGGGGGACGGCGCTCATGTGGGGCTCTCCTCTTTCGAGATTGCTGACGGGCCGGCCAGCTCGGGGTGGACTTCGGTGAGGCGCTTGAAGCGGGTGGGGTCGTCGAGCGACGCCGTCCCGGTGCAGACGTCGAAGAACTCGCAGGCGCGCCCGTAGGCGTTGCAGCTGTCGGGGTTGCGCGGGGCTCGGCCCAGGCGCTCGTCCTCGCGGAGGCGCTGCGCCTGCTGCCAGAGGTCGCGGCGCGCGTCGTCGAGCTCGGACTCCAGCCGGGGCACCTCGATGCGGGCGACGTAGTCGGCCGGGGCCGCCATCACGATGTCGGCGATGCGGGCGCCGTACTCCTCCGGCGTCTCATCGGCGAGGCGCTGCCCGGCGTAGAGCTTCCCCTCCTTGGTGAGCTTCCGCTTGTCCTCGGGCGTCGCCTTGAGCGGGCGCTGGCTGGGCTTGGAGAGGACGTCGTAGATGCAGCCGCGCACCTCGTGGCCCAGGGCGCGGGCGCCGTCGAAGTAGATGGAGACCTGCGAGTCCATGCGCAGGCGGCGCCAGTAGTTGCCGCCCGGGGTGAGGTCCTCGCTCGAGGTCTTGTGCTCCATCAGCCAGAGCTGGCTGTCGGCATCACGCACGACCGCGTCGAGCTTGCCGCTCAGCCGCCAGATCTTCGACTCCGCGCCGGTGTCGGGGTTGACGAGCGCCGTCTCAAACTGCACCTCGACCGCGACCGCGGCGAAGGCCTCGCCGGCCCACCGTGCGTGGTAGGCGGCCAGCATCACCTGCGCCTTCACCTTCAAGAAGGCATCGACCTCGGCCGCTCCCACCACGCGCATCGCAGCGGCAAGGCGATCTTCGGGGTCGATGCCGGGGAGCGCGTGGCACCACCAGGCCTCAAGCCCGGCATGCACGAGGCTCCCGAAGTCGAGGTCTTCCGACGCGATGAGCGGGCGGTAGCCCTGCAGGTAGGTGAGGGAGTGCTTGCGTGCGCAGAGGCGCGCCGACTTCGCGCGGCTGTTGGTGATCAGGACGCTCACAGCGCTCGCCCCATCACGCCCAGCATGCCCCGGGCGCGGCCCGAGAACTCGTCGACCTCTTCGCGCAGCTGCTCCCGCTCCATGCGCTCGCGCTTGGCAACGAGGCGGTGCCCCACCAGCATCGCGTCGGCTTCGATGAGCGCGAACCATTCGAGGACTCGGCTCGGGGCGTGGTCGTTGGCGGCGATGGTCTTGCGGATCAGCGTGGAGACTCGCTCCATGCAGCGCATCGCGTTGGCGAGGTCAGCGTCGGCCTGCTCAAGCTCTTCCTGCAGGTTCTCCAGATCTCCTTCGAGGTCGCTCACGGCGTCACCAGGGCCCGGTAGATCTGCTCTCCGTACTTCGCGAGCTGCGAGCGCTGGTCGACCGACCAGAGGTCCCCGCTGATGACCAAGGTCATCGCGACGTCGCCGCGCTCCACGCGCACGCACAACTCCTCAACCCCGTCTCGCTCTCGGCGGGTCGTGCTGAGTCCAAGCGCTCTCGCTCTCGTCTCGACTGCTTCAAGTTCATTCATGGCCCATCCCCGTGTTGCGTCCTGCGTCACTGCGCTGCCTCACTCCGTCTCGACTTCGGGTTGCCCCGACTCGCCCAACCCCTTGCCGTCGCCCGCCGACCCGGTTCGTTTCCTCCCCGGTAGTGACAACCTAACATCGACCTAATAGGTTAGCAAGAGGCGACGAATGGTTCGACGCCGTTTTGAGGCAACGCCGGGGTGAAGTAGGGAGCGCTGATGTCGATCGTGCCGAAGCGGGAGAAGTCGCCAGACGAGGGAGAAGGACGGACCAGGTCCATCTGGGCGTCCGACAACCTGTGGGAGGAGATCCAGCTCGTCGCGAAGCGCGAGGGCTACTCCACGTCCAAGCTGGTGAGCTTCCTGTTGAGGGGCGGGCTCGAGGCCTACAAGGCCGAGCGCGCGCGCGAGCGAGCTTCCGAAAAACCCTGACGCTGCCTCGGGTTGCAGGCCCGAGGAGGCAGCATGTCGTACCCATCAGGTAAGACGCCCACGCTCACCAGGCGGGGTGAGCCGGCGCCGCGATCATCAGGGTCGGGCGAAGAGCCGCTGGGGTTGGCGTTGACCGGTGCAGTGCGGTTCCGTGGGGATGAAGTGCAGTCGGCGAGGGCAGTGCGGTTCGACGAGGGGCAGCTCGACCAGCTCGCTCTCGCGTTGGCCGAGCGAATGGCAGCCCCGAAGGCGAGGTGGACCTTCGGCGAGCTGGGGGCGTTGTGGCTCACCCGCGTGCGTCGGGTGCGTGTGGCGGATGAGAAGCGCAACGTGGCCCAGCTCCACCCGCTCTTCGCGTGGAAGGAGCACGAGCTCACCCCCGCGATGATCAGCGAGTGGTTCAACCAGCTCCTCGAGATGGGCTTCAGCCCCGTCTCGGTGAACAAGTACCGCTGCGCTGGGCGGCTGATCGTGCGCGACGCCCAGGCGAATGCCCAATGGGGAGCGGCGAACCCCTTCGACCTGGTGAAGCGGCTGCGCGAGCCGAAGCGCAAGTACGAGATGCTCTCACTCGACGAGCTGCGCCGCGTGCTGCCCCACCTCCGCCCCCAGGAGCGGCGCATGGTGCGGCTCACCGTCCACCTCGGGCTCCGCACCGGCGAGCTCTTCGCCCTCCAGAAGTCGGACGTCGACTTCGCGGCCGGCGTCATCCACGTGCGCCGCAGCCACGGCCGGGCCACCACGAAGACAGGGAAGCACCGCACCGTGCCCCTGCTCCATGGCGTGGCTGGCGACCTGATGGACGCAATCCGCGAGTCGCCCACGTCCCTCGTCTTCCCCTCGGCCGACGGCGGGCTCAAGCGGAGCGACTCGAAGATGAGCCGCGTATTGCGTACTGCGATGGCCGCCGCGGGCGTGGTGACGGGCTACGCCTTCACGTGCCGCAAGCCCAGCTGCGAGTACAAGATCGAGTTCGCCGGCGAGTGCGCCGACATGGTCTGCCCCGAGCACGGATGGAAGCTCTGGCGCACGCCCAAGGTGAAGGCCGTGCGCTGGTACGACCTCCGGCACATGGCCGCGACGTTCCACCGGCAGGCCGGCGCGGATCGCCTCGCGGTGAAGCTGTTGCTGGGGCACGCGAGCGACGTCACCGACGACACGTACACGCACATGGGAGACGACTGGGCCCGGCGCGAGCTGTCGCGGTTCAACCTCGACAGTGGGCCGAGCGTGCAACCCGTGCGTTGATTGCTTGACTGCTGGCCTGTTCAGGCGTAGCTAGTTGGAACAACCACGCGTCCCCCAGTGAGGGCCTACTGATTACGAATCAGTTGCTCTGCCAACTGAGCTAGGTCGGCGTACTTCTGCTGCACTTCCCACGGACAGTGGGCGGCGGCGAAGTAGCAGACGGCTCACGGTAGCGCAAGCTGACAGTAGGTCCAGAGCCGAGGGGCGCCCAGCAATGGAGCGCGCCGGTGAAGACCAGCAAGAAGCAGAGCGAAGCGGGGTCAGTTTCCATCCTCGGGGCCATTCGGGCCGACCAGGCTCGTAGGGAGCAGCGAGCCCTCTCTCAGTCGACTGTGAGGGCGTACGAGAAGCGCGCCCTGGCGGTCCTCCGCGCCACCCCGTTCACCGTCCTCGCGGGGATGCGCTGATGAGTGCCCCCTCGCTCACCCTGCGCCAGCTCCAGGCCCTCGCCGTCGTGAAGGCCAACCGCAGCGCCACCCTCCGCGTCATCGGCGAGAAGCTCGGCTGCTCCCACGTCGGCGCGCTGCAGCTCATGCAGCGCCTCGAGCGCGCCGGGATGCTCATCTTCGACACCCGCGAGGTGACTCCGCTGGGTCTCGACACGCTGCGCGGCGCCGTCGGCGCTCTGCAGGCCACCCTCGACGCCGCCGCGGCCTGAGAGAGCGCCGTGCGACGACGCGACATCAGCGCCGACTTCTGGCGCGACGAGAAGGTCTTCAGGCTCCCGAGCGATGCGGCACGGCTGTTGCTGCCGGGCCTCTGGCAGCTGGCGGATCGCGAAGGCCGCATCGAAGATCGGGCCTTCAACATCGGCATTGAGATCCGTCCGTGGGACGTCCAGGGCACCGAAGAACTGCTCGGAATCCTCGCCGAAGCGGGTCTGATCATCCGTTACGAGGTCGCCGGACAGCGTCTCATCAGCCTCAAGCCCGACGCTTGGAAGCGCTACCAGCGGCCCCATCCGAACGAAGTAGCCTCCAAACTACCCGGAATCCCTGAAGGGTTTGAGTACGGAGCACCTAGGTCAGAAGTACGGAACACCAAGGAGCTCCGTGCACGCGCGGGATCTTCGGGATCTTCGGGATCTTCGGGATCTTCGGGATCTTCGGGATCTGATGGCGGAGCACCTAGGTCATCCGCGAGTCGCACCAAGCCGAAGGCACAGGCGGAACTGCCCAACGTCGTGCCGGCGCCGCCACCCCCAGCACCGCGACCGCCGACACGCATCGGGAAGATCCACGAGTGGTTCCTCGAAGAGCGCGCCGGGCGCCTGACGGACAAGCCGCCCTACGGGCTGGCCATGGCCGCGGCGCCACCGGACCAGCCACCGAACTGGGCCCTCTCCGGCGCCACCCTCACGAGCTGGTGCGCGCTCTTCCCGGACTGGACCGAGGAGGACCAGGACAACGCCGTCAAGGCGATGATCTGCCACTGGCTGCTCGAGCCCTACTGGGCCGCACCCGTCGACAAGAAAACTGGCCAGCCCGGCGTGCCGTACCCGTGGGGCGCGTTCCTCACCGAGGGCCAGTGGCGCAAGGCCTACGAGAAGCTCGCCGGCCCTGAGCCCATCGCGGCAGGTGCCCATTGAGCGCCCCCGTCCTGCAGCTGCCCCGCGCAGCGCACGGCGCCGAGCTCGAGGCCCGCGTCGTCGGCGCAGCGCTCCACCTCGGCATCGACCTGAGCACCTTCGAGGCCCTGGGCATCGCCGCCGAGGACTTCACCGTCGAGACGAACCGCAAGGCGTGGCTCATCGCGCGGACCAAGGCCAGCCGCCGCCTTGAAGTCACCGGCCCCACCGTCGCCAGCGCCGGCCGCACCGGCAACTGGTTCTCGCCCGGCGAGGCACAGGCCGTGGAGAACCTCGCGCTGGAGAACCTGCTGGGCCGCGCGGAGTTCCTGCAGCTGGCCGCCGACTTCCGCTCGAGCTGCCACCAGGCACGGCTCATCACCGCCCTCGAGGCCGAGGTGCGCAACCTCCGCAGCGCGAGCTTCAACCCCGGCCGCACCGCGGGCACCCTCGAGGCCCTCGCGCTCCAGCTGCAGCGCGACACCGCGCCCGACGAGGATGCGAGCGGCGACGTCGTCGAGCTCCTCGACACGTGGGACACCGCCGAGCGGACCGGCAAGTCCCGCCTGCAGCCCACCCGCATCGCGGTGCTCGACGCGGAAATCGGCGGGCTGCCTCCCGGCCTGACGGTCTTCGCCTCAGCCCCCGGCGTCGGGAAGACCGCGGTGTTGGACTCGATGATTCGCGCCCAACTCGAGGCCGACCCCGAGCTGCACCTGGGCTTCTTCGGCCTCGAGGACGGCACCTCGCACATCGCCCGCCGCTGGATGGCGGCCGACACCGGGATGCTGCTGCGCGACATCGGCTGGGCGCCGCGCACGCCTGAGCAACGCATCGCCGTCGAGGCCGCGGCCGAGCGCTTCCACCCGCTGCTCAGCCGCCTGCATGTGTACCGGCACGACACCATCACGCCGGGCGAGCTGGTGGCCCGGGCCGTCTCGATGCGCGTCAAGTACCGGGTCGGCGGCGTCTACGTCGACAACCTCACCGAGGTCGACTTCGCGCAGCGCCGCGCCACGGAGCAGCACTTCGAGGCCGTCGCCGAGCTGGGCCGCCGGCTGCGCAACTTCGGTCTCCGCGAGGAGGTGCCGGTCGCGCTCATCGCCCACACCACCGGCACGCTCAAGGCCGGGGACATCCCCCAGCCCAGCGACCTCGCCGGCGGGCAGGCCCTCGCCCGTCGGGCCCGGCTCTTCTTCGGCCTCTGGGCCAAGGGCGACGCCATCCGATGCACCACCGGGAAGGCCAACGAGCTGGGCGCCGCGGGTGTCACCGTGGAGTTCGCCCGGCTCAAGACGGCCGGACTCATCGACCCCACCCAGGGCGAGAAGGTCAACCTCCACGCGGAGCGCGCCGCCGAGCGCGCGGTGAAGGCCCGCGACGGCGTCCTCGCGCAAATCGAAACCGCCAAGCTGCGCAAGACGCTGCGCGCTGAAGAGCCCGAGCCCATCAAGGCGCCCTCGCTCCCCGCCCAGGCCTCGCTGCTCCCCGGGGGCCCCGATGCTCCCTGACGTCATCCGTCGCGCCCGGGTGCTGCTGGCCGGCGGCTGGTCCGAGCCGATGTCCACGGACGCCTACGGCAACGACTGCTTCGCGTCCGACGAGGGCGTGGTGCGGCTCTGCCTCGACGACGCCCTGCGCATCGCCGCCAACGGGAACATCCACGTGGCGGTCACCATCGAGCAGCAGCTGCAGGAGCGGCTGCGCGTCTCGGGCAGCTCCGACGCGCTCTGTCGCTGGCTGCAGGAGCCCAGCCGCACCCTCGCCGACGTGCAGCAGTTGCTGGCGCGCGTCGAGCTCCACCTCGCAGCCAAGGAGCGCCGATGAGCCCCGCCGACCTGAAGGGATTCACCCCGGCTGGCCGGGAGCAGCTCCGCTCGGTGCTGGAGCGGGTACTCCGCGCCAACCAGGTCCGCACCCGGGTCGTTCCCGAGGTGCTGCTCGAGCGCGCCCTCGCTGAAGACCGCGGGCTCGAGCTGGTCCGGCACCTCGACGCGGTGCGGAAGGACGGCGGCCGTGTCTGACCTCGTCTTCGGGTTCGACCCCTCGCTGACGCACTTCGGCTGGTGCGTCGCGGAGCACTCGGCGCGGGATGGGCTGCGGCTCATCGACGCGGGGGTCTGGACCACCAAGCCCGTCGTCGACGACGACACGAAGACTGAGGGCTACGCGCGCCGCTGCGAGTTCCTCGCCTCCCGGCTCTTCGGGCTCATCGAGGCCTTCGGCCGCCCGGCCTCGCTCGCCTGCGAGGCGGTGGCGCTGCCCTTCGGGCGCACCTCGATGCAGACCGTCAGCGCGCTGGGCCGGGTGCGCGGGCTCATCGACGCCCTGGCGGCCTCGCAGTCCCTCACCGTCACCGAGTTCCAGCCCGCGCAGCTCAAGCGCCTCGTCACCGGCGACAAGTCGGCGAGCAAGCGCGGCGTCATCGACGCGGTGCTCGCGGCCTACCCCGAGGCCGCCGACATCTTCGCCAGCATCAAGCCTTCCGACGTCGAGCACGCCGCCGACGCCGCCGCCGCCCTTCACGCCGCACACCTCAACCCCACCAAGGAGATCCACCCATGAGTCGCATTTTCTGCTGGTTCGGCTTCCACCGCCCGATGCCTGGTTGCACGCGAGAGCGCGCCATCGTGTACGTCTGCTGCCGCTGCGGCGCTCTCGAGCGCGGCGACATGGGTACCCGGGGGCGCTCGTGAAGCTCAGCGAGTACCAGGCGCAGGCCCGCCGCACGCTGACGCTCGGGCCGCCCGTCGAGACGGTCCTCGCCATCGCGGGGCTCGGCTTGGCCGGCGAGAGCGGCGAGGTGGTCGAGCTCATCAAGAAGTTCGTCGGCCACGGCCACGAGCTGAACCGGCTCAAGCTCCGCGCCGAGCTGGGCGACGTGCTCTGGTACGTCGCGGCCATCGCCTCCGCGGTGGGGCTCGACCTCGACGACGTGGCCGAGGGCAACGTCGCGAAGCTGAAGTTGCGCTACCCCGACGGCTTCTCGCCCGAGGCCTCGAAGGCACGGGGTGACTTGTGAGCGAGACACGCCGAGAGCGCGCCCTCTTCGCGGCCCGGCTCCACGTCGGCGCCGGCACCTTGCTCAGCGAGCAGGGCCTGCACGACATCGCCGCCGAGCTGCTCGCCACCCGCGAAGAGGCTGACCAGGTGGCCGCCAACAACGAGCACCTCCGCGTGGTGGTGGGCGCCGTCGAGTGGGCCGGGCCCTTCGACTCGCGCTGCCCCTGGTGCCGGTGTCTCCCCAGCGAGGGCCACGCCATCGACTGCCTCGCCTTCACGACGAAGGGCGAGGTGCGGTGATGGCCTTCAACGAGCGCAGCGCCCGTGCCCTCGCCGCGGCGAAAGTCGACTACGGCACCCCCGTCGAGCTCTACGAGGAGCTGGACGCCAGCTTTCACTTCACCATCGACCTCGCCGCCCACGAGCGCAACGCGAAGCACCGGCGCTTCTGGTCCCCGCAGCACGACTCGCTGGCGCAGTCGTGGGAGGGCGAGACGGGCTTCCTCAACCCGCCCTTCGGCCGCGGCGTCGAGGGGTGGCTCGCCAAGGCACGCGACGCCGCGCTGCATGAGCGCGCCATCATCGTGCAGCTGCTCCCCGCCCGGGTCGGCACCGCCTGGTGGCGGCGCTTCATCGAGACGGACGACGAGGTGGCGGGCAAGCTCCGCGCCTCGCTCTGGGTCCCCGAGACGCGGGTGCTGTGGCTCCGCTGGGATGGGCTCTTCACCGGAATCCACTTCCACTCGCAGCGGGTCCAGTTCGAGGGCGCCGAGGACGGCGCGAAGTTCGACACCGCGGTGGTGATCCACGCCAGTCCCAACCGCGCCATCCCGCGTGCGGCCAGCAACCCGGCCAGCATCGCCTACCGATGGGGGGCGCGATGACGTACGACGCCGCCCTGGTCTGGGCCCTCGAGGAAGTCGCCAAGCTCATCGCCCCCAAACGCTACGTGTCGGAGCGGCACCAACTGGTGAAGCTCAAGAAGGCCCGGCGGGTCGCCCGACGCAAGGCGCTGGTGGCCCGAAAGCCGGAACCGCGCCCCGAGCCCGACATCACGGAGCTGGTCCACGCCTTCGCGCCGCCCCCTACAGCGCAAAACGACACCGCGATGGCCCTCCGGGTCGATCCGCCGCCGAACGTCGCACCACGGCCTTCTCAGGAGCCCACAGGGGCAATCAAAATGATTGGAAAGCGGCAATGTGGGGCCGTCGATGCCCATTCTGGGCGGCGCTGTGGGCTGCTGGAGGGGCATCGGGAGGAGGCCCATCGGACGGCCCGCGGGCCCTTCTGGGTGGTGGCCATGCCGGGGCAGTTGAGCTTCGCCCGGCTGGAGGCCATCGAGCGGATCGCCTCGGCCTGTCATGGGCTCGACTTCGGGCAGGCCGCGGCCTTCGAGAAGGGCGCACCGCGGGGGCCGCGCAAGCACCGGAAGCTGGCCCATGAGGGCGCCAACACTACGACGGGGCTCGAGTGATGGCGCCGGTCGAGGTAGTGCCCCTGCATCCCAGGCAGAAGTGTCTCATTGAGTGGTGCGACCGACTTGAGGAGCTGGCGAACGGACGCTCGGCCGGCGGCCTCTGCTCTGGCCACCGAAAGCGCAAGCAGCAGGGGCGCCCATTGGATGCGCCGCTCCATGAGCGCATGGGGCGCCAGAGCGGCAACGTCCGGCGGCAGTCCCCGCGCCGGGCGCTGCTTGAGGCGGCGCTGCAGATTGGTGACGTCAGCACGGAGGGGAGCAGCGACGTTGCCTTCCGCCGCGCCCTGGACCGGCTGACGCACGCGGCCCGGGTCTACCGGGCGGCCGTGAAGCGAAAGCTTCCCAGCAACCGCTGACTCTGCCGGGGTGGCGCTCACCCCGAAACAGCAGGCCTTCGTCGACGCCTACTCGGGCAACGGGGTGGAGGCTGCGCGTGCCGCTGGGTACACCGGGAGTGATGCCGCCTTAGCAACCTCAGCAAGTCGGCTGCTCAAACATGCTGAGGTCTCAGCAGCCATCGCACGGCGCAACGTGGTGGTGCAGGCCGCTCGTGCTGATGCCGCGGTGCAGGCCGGGCGCATCGCCACGCGGGCAGAGCGGCAGGCCTTTTGGACCGCCACCATGCTGGACGTCACCGAGGAGTTGTCGGCGCGGCTCAAGGCCAGCGAGCTGCTGGGCAAGTCCGAGGCCGACTTCATGGACCGGGTGAAGCACGAGGGGCAGCTCACCCTCGAGCAGCTGGTGCTGACGTCCGCACGAAAGCCCGAGGGTGGCTGATGTCCACCGCGGCCGACGTCCTGCGCGACTGGCGAGAGCACCCGGGCCGCTTCGTGCGCGAGTGCCTGGGCGCCACGCCTGACGCTTGGCAGGACGAGGTGCTGGACGCGCTCGTCAGCCATGATCGCCTCGCACTGAAGGCCAGCAAGGGCCCGGGCAAGTCGACGCTGCTGGCGTGGTGCGCGTGGTGGTTCCTCGCGACGCACGCGCACCCCAAGGTGGTGGCGACCTCCATCACCGGCGACAACCTCAGCGACAACCTGTGGGCGGAGATGGCGAAGTGGCAGGCGAAGAGCCCCTTCCTCCGCGGCGCCTTCACGTGGACGGCCACACGCATCGCGGCCAACGACCACCCCGAGACGTGGTGGATGTCGGCGCGCACCTGGCCGAAGTCGGGCAGCTCGAGCCAGCAGGCCGACACGCTGGCCGGCATCCACGCGGACCACGTGCTCTTCATCCTCGACGAGGCCGGCGGCATCCCTGATGCCGTGGCCGCCGCGGCTGAAGGCGGCCTCGCCAACGCCTCGAAGGAGCACGGCCGCACGGCGAAGCTCCTCATTGCGGGCAACCCCACGCACCTCGAAGGCCCGCTGTACCGGGCCTGCACCTCGGAGCGGGCGCTGTGGTGGGTGAAGGAGATTTCAGGCGACCCTGACGATCCGCTCCGTGCGCCGCGCGTCAGTGTCGAGTGGGCCCGGGCACAGATTGCAAAGTACGGCAGGGACAACCCCTTCGTGCTCGTCAACGTCTTCGGCAAGTTCCCGCCGAGCTCGAGCAACGCCCTCTTTGGGCCCGACGAGGTGGCCGCCGCTCAGAAGCGCGTCATCGCCCGCGTGGAGTACTCGCATGAGGTGAAGATCCTCGGCGTGGACGTGGCGCGCTTCGGGGATGACCGCACCGTCATCGCGCTCCGCCAGGGCAACGTCGTCTTCACCCCGCGGGTGCTGCGCCATCAGGACACGATGCAGGTGGCCGGACAGGTCTCCCTCGTGGCCGACAAGCACAAGCCCGACGCCATCTTCATCGACCAAGCCACCTTCGGCGCCGGCGTCCTCGACCGCCTGGTGCAGCTCGGCTACCCGTGCATTGGCGTGGACTTCGGCGGCAAGCCGGTGACGGATGCGAAGTTCGCCAACCGCCGCGCGGAGATGTGGTTCCGCATGAGTGAGTGGGTGCGGCGGGGCGGCGTGCTGCCCGACATGCCCGAGCTGGTGAGCGAGCTCACGACGCCAACGTACAAATTCGACCAGAACAACCGGCTGCTCCTCGAGAAAAAGGCCGAAATCAAGTCACGCACCGGCGTCTCGCCCGACTTGGCCGACGCCATCGGGCTGACGTTCGCCCAGCCGGTGGCGCCGCGGGAGCTGCGCGAGGAGCTGCGCGCCCGCTCTGCCGTCGGCTCGAAGGCCATCGACTACGACCCCCACGAAGGAGCCTGACTATGTGTTTTTCCGACAGTGAATCCGTGTCTCCGGCGACTCCGTCAACGTCGACGGCCACCGGGAAATCAGCGCCGACTGGGCAGATGACGAACGCAGTGGACACCGGCCCCGAGCCCGTCGTGTCGAACGAGGTGACGCTCAGGCGGCGCATCGCCGCACAGAAGAACTTCATCAACACCGGGAAGGCCAACTTCAGCGAAGTCACAAGCACTGGCTACTCGAGCACTGGGCTCTCGGTAGACGAGCAGAAGGCGCTCGGAGGCCGGGCCGACGGCAAGCTGGGCTTCGAGGACGTGGCGCCTGACGCGCTCGACGTGATGCTGCGCAACTCGGTGACGGGCCGCGTCGGCCGTGCGCGTGGCGGTAGCTCTCGCAGCGCCATGGGCGGCCTCTTCAACGCCTCGAAGCCCATCCTCGGAGGCAAGTGATGCAGCCCCCCGCGGCGCCCGTGGTGTTGGCGAAGGTGAGCGAGCGCGAGCAGCGGCAGCAGCTACAGGCCCGCTTCGATGCGCTGAAGATGGAGCGCTCGAGCTGGCTCACGCGGTGGCGCGAAATCGCGGAGCACATCCGCCCCCGCGGCTTCCGTGACCAGGTGACGCAGACGAACAAGGGCGACAACAAGCACCAGAAGATCATCAACTTCGTGCCGCTCGAGGCCGCCCGCACGCTGGCCGCGGGGATGATGGCCGGCATCACCTCGCCCTCGCGCCCCTGGTTCCGCCTCACGCTGGAGGGGGACGTCTCCTTGGTGGAGATGCCCGAGGTGAAGGACTGGCTGGGCAAGTGCGAGAAGGTCCTGCGCGAGGACCTCGCGAAGTCGAACATCTACAAGGCCCTCCACCTCATCTACGCAGACCTGGGCCCCTTCGCGACGGCGGCGATGCTCATCGAAGAAGACCAGGAGGACGGCGCCCGCGCGTACGTCTTCCCCGTCGGCTCGTACTGCCTCGCCACCTCGCCCCGTGGCGACGTGGACACGCTCTTCCGCGACGTCTCAATGACGGTGCTGCAGCTGGTGAAGCTCTTCGGCCTCAACCGGTGCAGCCTTGGCACGCAGAACCTCTACCGGGCCCGCCAGTACGACCAGCGTGTGGCGGTGGTCCACGCCATCTTCCCCAACGAGGACTTCAAGGAGGGCTCGCTGGGGCCCTCGGGAAAGAAGTGGCTCTCGTGCTGGTGGGAGGCCAACTCCTCGGGCGAGGACGGCTTCCTCCGCCAGTCCGGCTACGAAGAGCGCCCCATCATGGCCCCGCGGTGGGAAGTCACCGGGGAGGACGCCTACGGCTTCGGCCCTGGCTTCGCTGCCATCGGCGACTGCAAGGCGCTCCAACTCCTCGAGAAGCGCAGCGCCCAGGCAGCGGACAAGGTGGTGATGCCCGCCATGCAGGCGCCCAGCGCTTCCCAACACGGGATGCTGAGCCTCGTGCCGGGCGGCGTGTCCTTCGTCGATAGCCTGGGCGAGGGGCGCGGGCTGCGTCCGGCGTACGAGGTCAACCCCAACGCCATCCAAATCTTTGAGATGAAGATTGAGCGCCATGAGCAGCGCATCCGCAAGGCCTTCTACGCGGACCTATGGCTCTCCATCACGCAGACGACCGGGCAGATGACGGCGAGGGAGGTTGACGAGCGCCGCGAAGAGAAGCTGCTCCAGCTCGGCACGGTGTTGGAGGCGCTCAACGACGAGCTGCTGGACCCCATCATCGACCGCTTCTTCGCCATCGCGCTGCGCCAGGGCCGCCTGCCTCCGCCTCCCGAGGCGCTGCAGGGGAAGACGACGAAGACGGAGTACATCAGCATCATGGCGCAGGCGCAGAAGCTCCTGCAGACGACGGGGCTTGAGCGCATCGCTACCTACGTCGGCAATCTGGCCGCGCTGAAGCCCGAGGTGCTGGACAAGCTCGACATGGACCAGCTGGTGGACGAGCTCGCCGACGCGCTGGGCGTGCCCCCCGTCATCATCCGAGCCGACGAGGCGGTGGAGGCGCTGCGCGCTGCCCGGGCGCAGGCGGCCCAGAAGCAGCAGCTGATGGAGCAGGGCGCCCAGGCCGCGACGACGGCGCAGACGCTGTCCGCCACCAGCATGGAGGACGGCAACGCCCTCACCGAGATGCTTCGGGGGGCTGGGGTCCGATGAGCGCGACGGATCTCCGTGAGCCCGCGACGGCTGGCCCCACCACCACCAGCCTGGGCATCATCGACGTGAGGGAGACGCGGCTCGCCTCCGTCTCGGTGAAGAACCTCGATGCCACCCAGACGGTGACGGTGTCGCTCCGCCGGCGTGCCCACCTGGGCGACGACTTCGCCGACGCCCAGTACTACCCCGAGCTGGAGGCCATCGCGCCCGGTGTCCAGAAGCAGGTCGACGTCGACGTGGGCGTCAACATGGAGCTCGAAGCGCTGGGCGTGGCGTCGGGGGCCGGGGCGTCGGTGATGCTCACCATGCGCAGCGACACCCGGGGGCGCCGATGAGGGCCCTGCTTCTGCTGGTGCTGGCCCAGCCCCTGACGCTCAACACCACGCCCCTCGACGTGCGCGACGAGGGCGCCCGGGTGGGTGCGCGGCCCTGGGGCGTCAACTGCACCGGGGCCGGGGTGACGTGCCGGGTCGACGGTGGGCTCTGGCAGGTCGACGTCGCCGGCGGCTCTGGCGGGGGCGGCAAGGTGGCCGAGGCCTACGTGGCCGATGCCTCCATCACCGCCCAGGAGTTCGACCACGACCCTGCGGCCTGCGCCGTGGGGCAGTACGTCACCGACATCTCGCCGGCCGGGGTGCTCACCTGCTCGACTCCCAGCGGTGGAGGTGGTGGCGGCTCGGCCAACTACTCCACCGGCTCGCTCACCTTCGACGGCGGCCACGACGCGGTGGCCGAGGTCGTCGCTGCCTGGGCCTCGCCTGCCTCGTCCGTCATCTGCGCCCCGGTCGGTGAAGAGGCCAGCGTCGAGGGGATGCGCATCACCACCATCAGCACCACCACGGGCAGCTTGATGGTCCGTGGTGCGCCTGCACA